AGAAGAATTGCGTTTTTATCACCAACGAATATATCATCTATATTCAATCCTTCTTCGACCACAACAGATTCGAATAACTTATCTAATACTACACCTTTTTTGATTAGAGATTGAGATGCAAGAATATCTTCTTCTCTTGCTGTCATATATTTAATCTCAATATTACCCTTTCTTAATGGGTGTCCTTCTGGATAAACTAATCCTTTTGATGGTAAATCTACTACCTCAGTTGGGAAATCAAATTTATTTTCGTTCATAATTAACCTTTATTTGTTTGTATATATAAGTATATCAAAATAAAAAAGTTATAAAACGAAAAAAGGTTCTCACTAAGAGAACCTTCTTCAAATATATAGATAGTAGTGGATAATATCTTAAAATTCTAATATTGCGTAATCGTATGAAAGAGTTAATTCGATATCAGCTGGGTCATTAGATGTAAAATCTAAATCATTAAAGTTAGCTGCCTGAATAAATGCACCTTTTAACTTCCATTGTTCAATCTTATCACCAACAGGTCCTAGCATATAGAAATCGATATCTTTTTTGTAGAAATCTGCGTATCCTTTTCTACCAGTTAAAGATTCGTATCCTAATCTTACCCATTCCATCACTTGTTGTGCTCCACTTGGAACGATTGGGTCATATAATGTAATTGTGATATCCTGCCATTCACCTTTACCTTGTAGTTTTCTATAAGTGTTGATGTGGTCTAACTTTACAGTTTCGAAATTGATAGATGGTCTAGCTGCAGTTTTTATCAAGTAAGATTGAATTCCATCAATCTCCATGATATACCTGTTCTTCATCTTCGGTTCGAAGTTGGTGAACATCATTTCGTTAAATTCTAATACTTCTGCCATTTTTTTATTTTCCTCTTTATACTAATAAATATTAGTTGTTCAAATTTTTATATTATGCTGAGAATGATGCTCCAGTTGGTAAGATGTTGAAATCAATTACAATGAATTCAGCGGTCTTAGCAGGTTGTAGGAAAATCTGTCCAGCCAATATGTTTCTATCAACAACATCAGGTGTGTTGTTAGTCTCATCCATAACTACTTTAAATGCGTACAATCCTTGTCTTTGTTGGATACCTTCTAAGTAAGGTTGTACAGTGTTGATGAATCTACCTCTAGTCGATGCCGTATTTTGTTCGAATACTAAGAATCGAGATGTAGATGCCACAAATTTCTTAACGTTGATTAACAATCTTCTTACATTGATTCTATCTAATGCTGATGCTTTATCTTGCAACGTTTTTTGTCCAAATGCTACAATACCTTGTCCAGGGAAAGTTGCGATTGGATTTACTTTGTTTTCATATAAAGTATCTCTTTCAGAATGTGTTAATCTATTTAATACACTAACTGCTCCTACAATACCACCTCTATTCAAACCAGCAGGTGCGAACCATTCAGCTCCGATGTTATCGTTTGCTGCAAATACAGCTGGCATCAATACTGATGGTGGAACTGAGATTAGTTTGTTAGTATTAGTATCAACTGTCTTAACCCAAGGGTAATAAGAAGCTGCGTAGTTTGTATCTACTGAATTTGATTCTTGTGTTGCTTGAGCGATTGAATCATTTACTGCGTTAAAATCAGCAATGTAAAATGCATCAGAACGAGCTTCAACAACATCAATAGCTTTTGTAGTTACTGTTGGGTGTAGGTTTCTAATAATACCAGGAGTTACTAACATATTGATATCATACTCATCTACATTTGAGATTGCGTTTAATGCTTTAACATATGCTATCGTACCACCTTTTATTGCGCTTGAACAATCAAAACCTTGTGTGTTTGAACCATTTATATCAGCTCCTAAGTTTTTAGATACAGATGGTGATTGTCCATCGAATCCATATTGGAATGCTATTGTAAATTGCCTCTTAACCATATCAGATGATTCAGAACCACTCATTACATATGATAATTGAGAATCGAATCCAAAATCAACATTTGAACCAACAACTGCGTTATCAGGAATTGCGTTCATATAATGAGCGTTATCTCCTTTTACACCAGCAGTTTCAAAATCTAAACCAGCATATTTTGCTGATGAACCAGCAGTATTAACTGATGAGTTTGTTTGATAAACTGCAGCAGGAACAATAGTTCCATCAGTAGCGTTGATTGGGTTAGTATATGCTCCATGTCCAAAAGGTGCAGCTGAAACAGGGTATGAACCATCTGCTTTAACTTCTACCCATACATACTTAGAGTTATTTACCCAGTCACCATTATCAGTAACTTTACCATTAGCATCAATTGTTCTATACATATCACCAATTCTTCTTGCGATGAAATTAGGTGATGATGGGTCTAAGTTTACATTATTAAACGATTCTAAAACAACTTTTCTCTTATCAGTATCAGCAAAACCTCTAATAGTTACTGAGAACGAAGAGTAATCAGTTGAACCATCTTCACCAGCTGCTTTTACATTTGAGATAGAAATTTTAAATCTTTTATTTTCATTACTACCATATCCAATTGTATGGAAACGGAATAAATCACTTCTTTCACCAGAAATTAATTGTGATTTTACATATGGTGTGTTTGCTGAAGAAGCTCCACCAAATATTTGAGATGGTAATGCTACTGCAGATACTCCACCTGAATAATCAGCTGATGTTGCTACATTCTCAAAGTAAGAATATACATATCCATCCTTTGAACCAAATGGTGATTCACCAAATACATCACTAACATCATTAGTTGCTGATGGTAATAAAGATGATGATACCTCACCGATACCACTACCACTTACCACAAATGAACCAGATGCCGTTCCAGTATTTACACTAAATGTACCAAATCCAACTTCTTCATCACCAGCGTTGGTTGAATGAATACTTGAAATTAGTTTTCCATCTGCAACTAACCCAATAGGGAAGTTTTGTGTAGTCGTACCTTCATTCATTACTCTTACAATCGTTGCAGAACCAGCTTCTCTAAGATAGTTTTGTACTGCTTGTCCTGTATAGTAAGTTCCATCAGGTTTACCAAATTTATCCTCAAATTCTGATTGAGTTCTAACTACTGTGGGAACGAAAGCAGGTCCTTGTTTGAAAGGTCCTACGAATGCTGCTCCAATTTCTCCGATACCTTGAGCCAAGAACGATAAATCGTTTTCTCTTGTGAATACTCCAGGTGATACAATTCTTTCTGCCATATTATTTATTTCTCCAATAAGTTTATTTTGATTTTATACCAAATACACATATAAATATAACCAAAAAACCCAAAAGAGTAAATTGGTTATATTCATAAGTGTTTTTTTTATTTATTTAGTAAAAGTTTTACCATTTCCTTCAATTCATCTATCTCTTTTTGTTGAGATTTCACAATTTCAGTTTGTTCTTTAATACCTTCAACTAATAATGGAACTAATCTATCGTATTTAAGAGTTAAGTAATCTTCACCAGATGTAGAGAACATTTCACCATCCTCAGTAAAATCAGTATCGAATGGTGCTGAATGAACAACCTCAGGCATTACCTCTTTTACTTGCTGAGCTGATAAACCTATTTGTTTCTTATCATCTTCGAATCCTTTTTCTTTTGCTAAATCATTGTTTACATAGTAGAATGCATCTAACTTAGAAATTTTATCTAATGGAGATTCAATCTTACCAAGATTATCTTTTAATCTTTCATCAGAATAGAATGCGATAACATCTTGCGTACATCTCAATTCTCTAGTCATATAGATTTGAGAATTGTTTACCTCTAATCTCTCAGTACCACCAGTTACAACTCTCCATTGGTCACCCGCATGGAACTGCATATAAGTGTTAGTATCACCTCTATGGTAGATGTAATCATTAATTTGCATATTTGCCAATAATGATGTACTATCCGGTCTTAGATAATAACCCGTATTATTGTAATCATAGAATCTATCAGCGTACATATTTCCTTTTGCTGAAACTTGTCCTCCGTTTGCTGCACCTATCCAAACTCTAGCATCACCATCAGCAGCAGCGTACCAACCCCATCCACTCGCTCCAGTGAATGAAATAAACGATGCATTTGTGTGAGAATAACCAACACCATACATATTTGATAATGTTGTAGTTGATGGGTTATATGATGAACCAATAGTATAAATTGGGTTAGTATTGGTAGAGTTACCACCAACACTATTATATGAACCAACTAAGTGTCCAGTATTGTGTGCCCTTCTACCTAAATATTGAAGATACGATGTACCTGCAGGGTTTGAGTAATATGCAGTATTATTACTATCGTAGACTATTGGCGTTCTTACATTTGCAGTAAAGTTACCAACTTCTGCTGTAAGTTGTGCATTTGCCGCTCCAGTATCACCATAGAATGTAAATTCTGCACCAGTTCCATTTGGATTACCATCAGATACTCTAATTTCAGCATCAAACGATGAGTTAATGAATCCAATTCTATTACCCTGTAAGGTAAGAGTATTCATATGAGATTGACCTGCTGGATTTACATAATATCCCGTATTATTACTGTCATAGAATATTGGTGCTCTTAATGAATTAGCTCCCGTTAAATAGTTGTTAGCAATAACAGTATTATCTGACCTCCATTCCATTGTCTGATAACGAGTACCTGATGTGTTTGTGTTATACATATACACATATCCAGAGGTACTGAATCTCCAATATCCCTGTCCATGACTGGTATTTAATCTTCCAAACCCAGATGGTGAACCATTGTTATTAGTAACATTATATCCAAATCCAGCCCAATCCCAAGTTCTACCTGGTTCCGAACACCACATTCTTAAATTAATCTCACCAGTACCAGCCCCATTGTTACCAGATAATAAACGTACTCCAAATTCAGAATCACTATGACCACCACTTATTTGGGTCATTCCATATAATTGAGTCCCACTTGCAGGGTTTACATAGTAACCAGTATTATTTCTATCGTAGAATACATCTGAACGAGTATCGTTTACATCAATTCGATTGAATCGAGATGTAGATGCAAAGTTACCATAATAAGAAGTGCTATTTCTATCGTAGTAAATATCAGCTCTCATATCGTTAAAGTACGATGTGGAAGCAGGATTTGCGTAATATCCAGTATTATTTCTATCGTAGAATATTGGTGCCCTCATATCAGCACCAGTTTCTACTCTCTTATCGAAATAATTCGATGGTCTATCGGTGTAGTAATATGTGTAAGATGTATTTAATGCACCAATCTTAGTCCAACCAGAAGAATTTTGGATTTTTATTTGTTTTTGTCCCTCACCCTCAATATATGGATATCTTTGGTCAGTATTTAAGTGTGAAAATCTAGTACTACTATGTAGGTGCAATCTACCGATAGTTTGTTCTGATTTATATAACTTCAATCCACAATATCTAGTTCTATGTGTACTATTACCAGCATAGTTAAATAAGAATAAAGGTCTGATATATTCGGTTCCAGATGTGAATGCCTGTCCACCATTTCCACCAAGTCTACCACTTACTTTATACCACTCTCCTGAATTTCTAGTGTTTGCATCAATTTCCATATATGATGCACCCCAATATCTATTTGTGTTACCAAAGTATGATTTGGAAGCGTTATATGCGGAACCACCCATATATAATGCGGAACTACTATCCGTACCAGCAACAAATCTTACCCAAACTTCAAAGATATATTGAGAATTAGCATCAATTTTGATGTAATCCGAATGAGTTGGATACCACTGTCCGTTTACTTCAAAACAACCAGCTGCAGGTGCAGTTGGGTCATCAACTTTAGTAACTCTAGAAGTTGGTCCACCACCAGAAAGTTGATATGCAACTTCAGCAGCGTTCATATCATCAGTAATATTGAAGAATGAACCATTATCTACATTACGCATGTAGTTTTGAATAGAAGTACCAGTTAAAACAGGATTACCACCTACGTTTAATGAATTAACATTTAAAGCGTTTAAGTTTGATGTACTATCACCATGTATGTAATACCCAGTAT